TATGGGGCATACAACGAAGCGGTTTTTTCAATGGTCGGGGAAAATGGGCGAAAGGCTTTGAGAACCAAATGGTTTAGGCATGTTCGGGAAAATGGGCTGAATATTTCGAAGCGGTTTTTCTCTTTACATGGGCTTACATCTGCTTTACGTTTGAGGGGCTTTTCTGCGGATCTTCGGGCGATTGCTTTACATCGGGCTTGCAGATGGGGCTAAAACGTCCTGGAAGGGCTTTATTTTCGGCTGTGTGGCCGTTTTGTGGTTGGGCTGGTGATTTGGTTATATGGGGGTGGAAACGGCTGTGTGGCCGTTTTTTTTGTGCCTATTTTTAAATATGATTCCTTGAAATTCTTCCAAATAAGTATTATTTGGTATATTTGCAGCATAATAGAAACGAGTATGGCAAAAGTGATTCATGTGCATTTGCTGCATAAAATAGATGGAACGAAGCAGAAAGACTGGTATTTCAGCAGTATATCTGCTGTTTATACGGTTCTGACTGCAGATCAGGTGGGAGCGACCAAGAACTACCTGCTTCATGCCGGACTGTCTGGTAACGGCACAATATGCACGAAAAAGGCTATAATTAAGCAATCTACGCTCATTTCGGGCGGTAGTAAGGCAATGGTTAGAACGACATAATAACGCCGTTAGAAAGGCTTGTAGGCGTTATTTCTTTGAATGCTGATTGGGGAGCTTATGGCTCCCCTTTTTTATGCCCTTACGGGTGGTAATTTTGAGTTTAGGGTTACTATTACGGTTACTGTTTAGGGTTACTACTTTAAAGAGTTTAGGGTTACTTTTAGGGTTACTTTTTCAGATTTTGTAGGGTTCGCCCGAAATAGGAAAGAATGTAGCAAAAGTAAATAAGTGCCGTTTTTCGCTGTTTTCAGATAGGAAAAACGACACTTATTTTATTGATACACATTATATATATAGCGTGAAGCCTTTGATATACAGCTGTTTTGCTTCCTTATGCCCTGTAAATGCCTCTAAAAGTGTGTGCGTGCGTCTTATTGTGCCTGTTGGGTGATATGACGCATGTGCTTCCTCATTAGAAGAATTTGCTGATGCTTCCAATGACCTCAAAGACATTCACGATGCGCGATTTGTCGAATTCCTGCTCATCATAGTCCTCTGTATTGATAGGAATGAAGCGCAGTTTGCCTGGATCCGGAGACCTGCGCAGGATTTTTATGGTACGGATGGTGTCCAGTACCACTGCGTAGATTTCGCCATACTGGATGTCGTTGAGTGTGCATTGACGAAGGGCAATGATGTCGCCATGGTTTATTTTGGGCTCCATAGAGTGCCCGGTAACATTACACCAGAGGCTGGCTTTTTCGAATCCCCTTATTACGATATTAGTGGCAGGTATATTCACCTGAGAGTTGAATACCTCATCGAATCCCCCAATAAAGTCAACATCGTAGTATGGTGTGCCGACAGATGGGTTCATAGATGTTGTAGGCAGAGTCGAAGGATTGGCTTCGTCTGCTGTTTGAATGCCTTTCAAATCATCTTTCAACATGCTACCTGCACCAGTAAGCAACCATCCTGTTGAATATCGGGGATAATTTTCAACTATTATACTAAGCCATTTGGCTTGAATGTCGGTCCCGTTATTGATTGCTCTTGAAAGCACGCCTTTACTTGCGCCAATAGTTCTTTCCATGGCGCCAATAGTTATCCCCTCATTGGAGGCTATTTCTTGTATTCTTGATAAAATATTGCCCATAATTGAAAATTATCCCCGTTTTTATTTCGAGGGTTGAAAATTATCACTATATTTGCAGCGTGTTTAAGATGTAAACAGCGCGCCAAATATACAAAAAAGGCGTGTGATTAGCGAATTTTAAGGATTAAAGTTAATGAAAGAAGAATTGATTTTGAAGCCGGAAACGCTGGATAGCCTTATAAATGCTTTGGTTGATATAACCAGTGAAATGAAAGCAGCTGCACCCGACCCGCAGGTGCGATTCGGGGATGAAGTTTATATGACTTGTCTGTGTCTGGAGAATACGGTATTGGGCGCTTTCGACAGGTAGAACTGAAGAAAAAAGAGGGCAAAGAGATTGCCGGATAACTGGCAGCCCGGAAAGACGGGCAGGGGCGGCAGGCACGGCCGGAGAGTTGGTAAATCGAAAATGAGAAAGCGAAATAAGAAAGCGTAGAAAGCCGCAGGGGTTCGATTCCCCTCGCCCCACGATATTAACCTTTAAAAATTCAGATTATGGCAAAGAACATCAATCAAGCAAAAGTAGAGCGTCAGTATAAGCAGAAGATGCTCGCCATGACAGGAAGCGTAAGTCACACACTGAACATTGCCGACCAGGCGATGGACCTGGCCGAGCAGTTCATGACGGAGGGCGAGTTGAGCAACTTGGATGCCTACCGTGTATTGGAAAATTTGACTTGCGTATGTGAAGATGCGCTGAGAGTGCTTTGCAATGCAATCAGCAAGCACCCCGAGGGTTCAAGTTCTATTCCGGGCGATAAATCTTATCAATCAGAGGAAGCATCAGTTCCTCTGACCCATCCCCAGACTGCTGAAAGACTTGAAGTGCTTGAGCAGCAGCGTAGGAATCTATTATTCTTGGTATGTCGTATTCTTCAAGCCGGCCCTGGATATAAGCTACGTCCATCAGAACTTGCAGCTGAAACCGTCGGCGACATATCTTATCTTTCTCGAGAGGCGAGAGCTTTTCTTTATTCTCAAATGGTGCGAGAAGCTCGCGCTCAAACTTCCATAGAAGGTATTTAGCAAGCCACACTTTGTCGTCTTTCTCTTTGTCATGTTCAAAGATGGTAGGCAACAAGGATGTAAAGTAATCACGCAAGGCTTGAAACTGAGCCTTTAAAAGTATCATATCAGTATCCATAAGGCTGTAAACATTGTAAACAGCGCTAAAGATACCCAATCTTAAAGAAATAACAAAATGAGAAAGCAGATTTTGACAGATAACGAGACCAAGACCTTCTTGATGAAGACATTCGGATGCAGCCGTCAGGCTGTGTGGCAAGCACTGAATTTTGTCCGTGACAGCGATCAGGCGCGCCGGATACGCACTCTTGCCCTGAAGCGAGGCGGCAAACTGACTGACGGGAACTTCATTCCGAACTGCGAAACCACCTTCGAGGAGTGTGAGCATACCATGACCTGCACCTTCGGTCCCCGTGTAAAGCTGGTAGTCCACCGGAAGACCAACGATGTGGACGTGTACGTGGACGGAAAACGGACCGAAACCTACCAATGTGAGTTTGTATCAGACTTCATGCAGCTGCAGCACGAGACCCAACAGATGGCAGCTGCCTTATAAACAGCAATGAAATGGAGTATTATGGAAAGATATTGTGCATATCATACAAGGATTTGACCTACGATGACCGCCCGGTGATTCGGGAAGACGGAAAGGCCGACTACAGCAAGAGCCGTGCGCTGCGAGGACATCATCCCTCCATGCTTTCCATGGAAGAACTTGCTCCCATCATGTCGGTACCCAATTACAAGAAGCTGGCGGCCAGGAAAGAAATCAACGTAGTGCGACAAGGCAAGGGGCTTGGAAGTTATGCACTGATAGAGATTGCCACCATGCCCCTGCGATTTCAGGAACGGATAAAATTAAAATACGGAGATATGAAAGAAGACGTAATAAGAAACTGGCTCGGCAGCCATTACCACATCGATGCGAAAGCCCGGGATTTTTACACCCGGTTCCGTTTTGACAACGGAGATACACTGCCACCGGAACACATCCAGGAATATACGGTAAACGCTTCGGTAATTGAGGCCGTGATGCGTGCCATGGAGGATGCCACCTTTATGCGTAAAGCGATGAAGGCAGGACCGGTGAACTGGGGAGAACTGGCTGGAGCCATCAGCTATTATCAAGCAGAGTTCGGCCATACCTTACCCGTGAGTTCCAACCGCTTCAAGAAGCGTGTGAATGACTTCAAGGCCAACGGCTATGAAAGCCTTATCAGCCGCAAGTTCATGAACCAGAACCGCCGGAAGGTGACCTACGACATTGAACGCCTGCTGCTGAGCATCGATGCCCAGCCGGAGCAGCCCTTCAATACCACCGTTTGGGAGCAGTACAATATGTTTGTACAAGGTGATTTGGAACTGTATGACCCCGAAACCGGCGAGGTGTTGAACCCAGCAGACTTTACCGACAAGGATGGAAATCCGCTGGTGTTAAGTCCGGCCACGGTAGCCAACTACCTGAACAACCCCAAAAACAAAGCCCTTAGAGCCAAGCTTCACATGAGCCAATGGGATTTCAACAACGCCTACCGCCCCTACCATCTGCGCAGCATCGGTGAGTTCTCATTGAGCAAGGTGAGCCTTGATGACCGCGACCTGCCTCGCCCGATGAAGGATGGCAACCGTGTGAAAGCCTATTATGCCTACGATGTGGTGAGCGGCGCTGTGGTAGGATATGCCTACAACCGGTACAAGACTACCGAGTTGTTTTTGGACTGCATGCGAAACATGTTCCAAACCCTGGACCGGAACGGCATGTATATCCCCGCCGAGCTGGAAGTGGAACACCACCTGGTAAGTGACTTTGCCGACGGCTTGATGCAAGCCGGTACCGTCTTCCCCTTGATACGCTGGTGTAACCCCGGGAACTCGCGTGAAAAACGTGCCGAGCACAAGAACCGCGAAAAGAAGTACGGCGTGGAGAAACGCACGCAGGTAGGTATTGGTCGCTGGTGGGCTAAGCTGGAAGCCAACCGCCCGAAGGAAGAGAAGGTGTATGACGAAAAGAACAACACCTACAAGGTGAAGACCTACAGCTATGAAGAACTGGTAGCCGATGATATACGCGCCATCCAGACCTTCAACGCGCAGCCTCACCCCAACCAAAAGCGCTATCCGGGCATGAGCCGATGGGATGTGCTTTGCGCCCACCAGAATCCGAACCTTGCGCCTTGGGACAAGGCCGTTCTTTACCGGTTCATCGGACAGCACACCGAAACAACCATCCGGCAGAACACCTACTGCACGGTGATGTACAACCAATACGGACTGCCCAGCCCGGAAATCATCGAAAAGCTGGAGCCGAGGAACTACAAGGTAGATGCCTATTATCTGCCCGATGCCGACGGAACCATCAACGAGGTATATATCTACCAGAACGGACGATATATCGCCACATGCAAGCCCGTAGCCCGTTACAATGAGAATACAGCCGAGCAGACCGAGTACGACAAGGCAGCCTATACCGAACAGTCCAAGTATGTAGCTCAATTCGACAAGATGATGAAGGACGGAAAGATCAAGCGTGTGGGCATCCTTGCCAAAGAGGAAGCGAAACTGATAACAGAGGTACAGGCTGAAGCCGTTCCCCTTCCTACCCAAACCGAGGAAGAAGATTACTCAGCCTATATGGACATCAGTGCCTTCGAGCATGATGCAGTAGCCAAGATATAATTAACGACGTTAGAACGAATTTAAAACAGCATTCAAATGGAAATAACAAATGAAGTAAAGCAACGTATTGTGGCAGCGATAGCCGCCGACCGTGAAAATTATCCCAGTGACAACCGCCATGCCACGGCACTGGGCATAGCCCCCAGCGTTTACAATGCCATCAAGCGGGGCAATTATGAAAAGCAGGTCAGTGATGCCAACTGGGTAGGCATAGCCCGAAGACTGGGCGTGCAACTGCGTACAGAAATGCCTTGGCTGGCAGCACAGACCCCGACCTACGTGTTTGTGAGCAAGCAGCTGGAAGTGTGCCAGGGAAGCGGGCTGAGCGCCATCCTGTGCGATATGCCTAATATCGGCAAGACCTTTACAGCGAAAGCTTACGTGAAGCAGCACAAGCACGCCGTATATGTGGACTGCAGCCAGGTGAAGACCAAGTTGAAGCTGATACGCTACATTGCCAAGGAATTCGGTGTGACCAGCAACGGACGCTACAGCGACGTGTATGAGGATCTGGTGGCTTACCTCCGCACGATAGATACGCCCCTGGTTATCCTGGATGAAGCCGGGGACCTGCAGTATGAAGCCTTCCTTGAACTGAAGGCCCTGTGGAACGCCACCGAGCGCTGCTGTGCGTGGTATATGATGGGTGCAGACGGGCTGAAGGAAAAGATCAACCGCGCCATCGAAGGCAAGAAGGTGGGCTATACCGAAATGTTGAGCCGCTACGGTGACTCCTACAGCAAGGTGACCCCGGATGATGCGCAGGAACGTGAAAAGTTTCTGAAGGCACAGGCTGCCATTGTAGCCAAAATCAATGCCCCGGACGGTTCCGACATTGCCAAGATTGTTCACAGCACCGGAGGCGGCTTGCGGCGCGTATATACCGAAATCGAAAAATTAAGGAGGATGCAAGCATGAAACTGAAAAGAGCCTACAGCCCCGGTGAGGTGCTGAATATGAAAATACCCCGGTATGAGTTTACCGGGGATTGGCAAGCCTCGATAGGCAACCCTGCCAAAAGCGGCGTGTGGATTATCTGGGGTGCCAGCGGGAACGGAAAGAGCAGCTTTGTGATGCAGCTGGCCAAGTACCTGTGCAGCTTCGGACGTGTCATCTATGACAGCCTGGAAGAAAGCACTGGCCTTTCGTTCCAAATGAGCCTGAAACGGCATAAGATGGACGAAGTGCGCAAGCGGTTGGTTATCCTTGACCGCGAGTCGATGGACCAGCTGGAGGAACGTCTGCAGCGCCGGGGCAGTCCCGGCATCGTGATTATTGACAGCTTCCAATACAGCGGCTTGAACTACAAGACCTACAAGGAGTTCAAGGAACGTCATCCCAAGAAACTGTTTATCTTCATCAGCCATGCCGAGGGACTTCATCCGGCAGGTAGAAGCGCCCGCAAGGTGGAATATGATGCCGATGTGAAAATCATGGTAAGCTGTTTCAAAGCCTGGTGCAAAAGCCGCTTTATGGAAAAGCCCGGTGAACCCTACGTGATATGGGAAGAAGGTGCTGCCAAAACATTGAAGGACGATAATATAGAGGATTATTTGAATGATGGAATGGGAGAATAAGCTGTACCAGATACTCCTGAAAGGACAGGAGGCGGAGGCCGTGGTGGACGATTGGGTAGAGCGTAACATACAAAGCGACCTCCGTCTGCGCAGGGCCAAGACAAAGGGACACGTAGTGATAGAAACCAGGGATGTGATGTTTGCCCGGAATATCCAGGTATGGCATCCGTCCTGCCAAATAAACATTAAAGATTTGAAGTGATGGAAAAGAAAGAAGAAAAGAAAGTGTGCTGCATCTGCG